CCACTGCTGGTAACCGTCCGCGGCCACGAAGATCACGTCGCCGGACTGGTCCCAGCGCAGCTGATCGAGGTCGGCCTCGAGCCACGGGGTTGGCACCTCCATCGTGCCGGCGGCCTCCACGGTGCACGAGTCGACCAGCACGATGCGCTCGAGGCGCGACAGGAACTGGATCGAAAAATTGCCGGTCGGCGTGAAGGCGAGCGAGTGCTCGCCGGAGTCGAGCGTGGTCTCGCGCACGTAGCTGTCGTCTCCGGCGGTGGTGCCGACGCGGAAGATCACCGGGCCGCGCTCGATCACCACCCGCAGCGCGTGCTGCACGCCCCGGTCGCCGGCGGACACGGTCACGGTCTGGTGGCGGTAGGCCGCCGAGGTGCCGTTGCCGGTGAGGCCCATGTACCCGCCGGTCGCCCATGCCGAGGTGGCGCCGGCCTCGTCGGCGTCGGTCCATCCGGTCAGGTCTGTCAGGAAGGTGCCGTTGGTCACGGCGCTCGAGACCGCGGCGCGCGTGATCAGCTCGTCGTCGACCCAGACCCGCATGGCCTGGTCGGTCATCTCGCAGAGCGCCTTGTCGGTGATCGAGAAGACGAAGGGGATGTACTTCGCGGCGGCGTTGCCGTTTGAGGATCCGAGGTACCCGAGCCCGGGGCGCAGCATCATGCTGCCCAGCACCCTCGGCATCCAGTTGGTCTGCTGCTGGGCGCTCATGGCGACGCGCTTGAGGTCCGCGCGCGCGAGGCCGAGGCGGGACACGATCCCGCGGTTAAACGCCAGGAATGCCGTGTTCTGGCGCGGCACTGGTTACCCCGTCAGGGAGCCGGGATTGCCTCCGTCGCCCATCGGGCCGCCAAATCCGCGGCGCCCGACGCGCGCCATCGGCCATGCGCCCGGCGGCGGGATCTTGGTGGGGTCGGCCATCGCGTCCTTGTTCTTCGCCACCTTCAGGGCCTCGCGCATGCTCTTGTTGACCGCGTCCACGCGCTCCAGGCCCCCGGGAAGCTTCCAGATGATCTTCGAGGCGAAGTACGCCTCCACGTAGTCGGTGAAGGTGTCGGTCCACTTCGAGAGGTCCATGCCGTAGTTCTCGTCGTCGGACACGTAGCTGATGTAGATGTCCTCGAGGTCGGCGAACCAGTAGCTGGCCTCGTCGCGGTACTGCAGGAGCGGCACCCTGAAGTACTCGTCCTGGCACACGGCCATCGTCGACACCCAGTCGGTGGGCTTGGCGAATCCCCAGCGGTACCCGAAGGAGGTGGTGACGTTCTGGCTGGGCGTGAAATGCGCCGACCGCTTTGCGAACTTCCACTGCGCCTGCTCGAGGCAGTAGCGCACGCCGTTGTCCTGCCAGACCCCGTCGAGCAGCCGGCGGGGTTCGCGCTCCTCGGTGAGGCTGGCGAGCGCGCGCTCGGTGCAGCGCATGAGCGCGCCGTTGTAGATCTTCAGCCGGGTGGCTGCCACGGCGCGCGCGTCCTCACGCCGGGATGGCCACGCCTGCGCGCTGCTTCAGGTGCGCGTCGAGGGCGGCCGATGCGGCGTCCTTCGTGGCGTGGCCTTCGCTGATCACCTCGCGGTCGGCCTTGCGGATCACGCTCCACTTCTTGCCGGCGCGGTGCGCGAGCTCGAAGTCCTCGGCGGTCTGCGCGATCGCGGCCGGCTTGGCGTCGGCGGTGATGGCGGCGGCCTGGGTCAGGCTCACGTCGGCGGTGGTGAAGCGGCACGGGCCGAGCACCGGGTAGACGCGCGCCCAGTTGCGCGAGGAGTCGAGCACCATCACTTCCATGTACCAGGTGCCGTCCTCGGCGCGCAGCTCGATCTGGTCCCACGCCTTCAGCTTGGCGGCGATGTTGGCGTAGAAGGTCGGCTGCACCGCGTCCTCGGGGCCGGCGCTCGAGGGCACGTCGACGCAGTAGCGGCTGCGCTTGAACTCGGCCTCGTGGATGTGGATGGGGAGCTGGACGGCGCGGGGCTTTGCTTCGGGCATGGACACCTCCTCGGGGATCGCGGATGCACCCTCGGCGGGCGCATTCGGGATCCCCGGCGCGCGTTACGGCGCGCGCCGGGTGGCCTCGATCAGCTGAAGGTCGAGGTCATCGTGCCGCCCGTGGAGAGGGCGGCGCCGGCCGTGGTGACCGAGCCGATCGACCCCTGGAAGGTGATCACGCTCGAGCCGGCCGAGGTGTACTGCGTGCCCATGACGATGTCGCCGGGCCGCATGCCGAGGTACCAGGCGTCCGAGAAGAAGTTCGCGGAGGTCAGGTCCGTCGTCAGGTTGGTCGAGCTGTAGAGCCAGACCTGCGGCTTGTTGCCGGTGATCGCGCTCGAGCCCCGGGTGAGGGGCTGCGAGATGCACGTCGGCGGGTTGGCGACGCTGGACGCGGCCGTCGAGCCCGAGTAGGCGTAGAGCACGAGGTTGCGCTCGGCATACGCCTTGAAGGGTTCGGCGATCGCACGGGCGACCGCGGAAAGCGCGGCCATTGCGAGGGCGAGGATGCGTTTCATGGTTGCTGTTCTCCTTGTCGGGGCGCGGCGGTTAGGCGTAGGCCGAGCCGTCGTGGGTGATCACGACGATGCCGGTGTTCTGCAGGGACTTCGCGCCCATGTACATCGAGGCGCGGGCCCACGAGTACGCCTGCTCCTCGTTGTAGCCCACCGGGGTTTCCATGCCGGCCGTGTTGGCGGCGTGGCCGATCGCGCTCTTGTGGTACAGGAACGACTTCTCGGCCGTGGTGCCCTTGCCCGGGAGGTTCGGGTGCTCGACCACCAGGCAGTTCCTCCAGCGGTACGCCTGGGGCTTGTCGCGCCAGCTCGGGTTCGTGGCGCCGGCGTAGGGCCGGATGTCCACGTACTGGGCGTTGGCGAACTCGGGCGCCTGCTCGAGGTAGGCGAGGAACGACGGCTGGCACAGCAGGGTGATGTAGCTGTCCCACGGCACCGACGCGTTCGAGAGCTTCACGCGGCCGTTCTGGAAGAGCGAGACGTTCGGGACGGTGCCGGTGCCGCCGATCGTGACCGTGCCGGTCGCCAGTTCGGTGACGATCTGGCTGTCGATCTTGCGGTTGAGCACCGCCATCGTGGTCATCTGCATCATCTCGCGCTGGTTGCCCTGGCTGGCGAAGACGTTGAAGCCCGTCTTGCGCACCAGGTCATGCCACTCGGAGAGGGTCGCAGTGTTCTGCGTTTCGTCGTCGGCGCGCGCCGGGATGAGGCCGTTCACGCCTCGGCTGACCGCCTCGGCACCGCCGGAGCCGGCCACGAGGAAGACGGCCGAGTTGCCCTTGATCACCGCTTCGGTCGTGACCGTGTCGCGCAGCAGCGACTGCTTCTGCTCGAACGACGCGATGAACTCCTGGCGGTACTGGGTCTGGAAGGCGGTGTCCAGCGTCAGCACGAGGTGCCGCTCGGCGTAACGCTTGAGCGGGTAGAGCAGGGCGGCGAGGATCGCGGCGACGAGCACGCGTGCCTGCCAGAGGATGTTGGAGCGTTTCATGGCCTTGGGCCTCCTATGCGGTTGTCGTCGTGACCGTCGCACGGGGTGACCGTCTTGCCGCCTTCGCCGGGGTGTCCGCTGGTGCGGGGCCGGTGCTGGGGAGGCCGCCGGGGCCGAGCTACCTGGTTCTGGGTATGCTCACCGGCGGGGCTCCGTGGGAGGGTGACCGCCAGATGCGGCGCATCCTACCCCCTCCCGAAGCGGCGCACAAGAGGCGCCGCCCGGGGTGCTGCAGGGCTAGGCCGCCCTCGCCTTCGCCTTGTCGCGCGCGGCGTAGAGGTCGCGCAGGCGCTGCTGCTTGCGGTCGTCCGCGTTGTACGCCTTGCGGTCGGTGCGCATCAGGGTCTCGATCTGGCTGATCTCGTCCTCGATCGTGTTCAACTGGGTGGCGCCGGCGCCCGGGGCGACCGTGCCGGCCGGGTTCACCTCGCGCGCGAGCGCGGCGAACCACCGCAGCACGTTCGGGTCCGAGGCGAGGCCCTTGCCGTCCTCGAGCCGGTGGCCGATCAGCTTTTCCTTCACGCCCGCCGGGGCGAGGTCGAGGAGCGAGTAGATGCTGTTCACGTTCGCCCGGTAGTCGCCCCCCCACTCGGCCGAGAGCTCGTCGCGGGCCTTCAGCGCGTCGGCCTTGTCGCGCTGCGCCACGGCCTCGGCGACGCGTTCCTGCTCGGCGTAGTACCAGTCCACCACCGCCGACGCCTGGGCGCTGTTCAGGTTCACGCCGTGGGCCGTGGCGAGGAAGCCGTCGACCACGGGCTTGTCCTCCTTCGGCACGGTGAAGCCGTCGCGCAGGGTGAGCTCGTACCCATCGGGCTTCTCGGGGATGCCGGCCGCGGCGCGGTAGGCGGCGAGCTCCTCGGGGGTGGCGTCTTTCTTCGGCATGGCGCGCAGCTCGCCCGTGCTGATCTTGAGCTGCAGGGCCGAGAGCGCCTCGAGCGCGGCCTCGGGGCTGGCGTACCGCTGCAGGCGCGCGAGGGCCTTCTGGTCGGCCTTCGAGACGCGTTCGCGCCAGTCGTCTGGCCATGCGCCCTTCGGCGGCTCGGCGGTGTCGCCCGTGGCAGCGGCGGGCGCGGCGGCCGTGCTCGTCGTCGTGCTGGCCGGTGCGGCGGCGCTGCTGCCCTGCGTGGCGGCCGGAGCGGCGCCGCCGGTGCTGGCCTGGGTGGCGGCGGCCGGTGCGGCCGCGGGGGCTGCTGCGGGCGCTGCGGGCGTGGTGCCGGCGCTGGGGGTGGTGCTCGATTGCGGGTCGGGCATGGTGCTCCTCCTCTCCTACGGGTTGATCAGGTACGGCCGGGCTCGTGCGGGTCCGCTTGGGGCTCGGTGCGCGGGATCCGTGCAAGGTTCAGCTTCGAGAGCTTCACGATCTGCTGGCCGACGAAGGCGCGGCCCAGCGCGAAGTCGGTGTCTCGCCGGCCGTCCTCGGCGCCGGGGCGGAACGCCATGTCGTAGGTCGCGGCGGCCTGCTCGATCACCCAGCGCATGGCGCGGCGCTGCTGCTCGGGGCTGGCGGTGCCGGCGATCACGGCCTGCACGGCGTTGACGTCGGCCAGCTCGTAGGCGGCCGGCAACCACGGCGCGCGCTCGAGGAGCGTCTGGCGGGTGGGCTTTCGAGGCGCGTGGGTGGCGGGGGCTTCGCCGAGGATGGACGGGCGGTTCGCCATGCGTTACGCGGGCATCTCGGCGGCCGCCATGTCCTTCCTTGCGGCGCCCAGGTTGGCGGCTACCTCGGACCCCTGCTGCATCGCGGCGAGCATGGTGGCCGACTGCTTGGCGGCCTCCTGGGCGTCGATCACCTGCTGCGCGGTGGTCTCGGAGCGGATCCACTTCGCCGGCACCCCCACCCCGGCCAGCACATCGCGGAGGGCCGTAACCGCATCCGGGATGGCGGCCGCGTTCTGGTCGAGCGCGATCGCCTCGGCGATGTAGGACTTCGCCTCGAGGAACTTGGCGCCCTTCTGGGCCTCGATCGCGTCGTGCAGCGGGCTCTCGAAGCGGAACCGGATGTCGCGCCCCTGCAGCTTCTTCGGGATGTTGAAGGGGCTGCCGAATGCGCCGGCGCGGAACAGCACCTCGAAGGTCAGGTCGCACATCGCGCCGTTGTACTCGATCTCCATCGGTTCGAAGAGCGGGAGCGCGCCGCGGATGTACTCCTGCACGCGCTGGCCTACCTCGTATGCGGTCATCTCCGGGGTGCGCTGGGGCAGGGTGAGCTTGTTCAGGAAGAAGGCCTCGACCAGCATGGCGCGGCAGTCGCGCTGCATCTCGGCCGAGAGGGGCATGCCGCGCGCGTCCTGGGTGAGCGGGCGCAGCGCGTCGCCCAGGCGCTCGTCGTAGTCGCGGTCGACCCACGTGATGCCGCCGGCGTAGAGCCCGACGTCGGAGCGCACCACGTCCTGGGTGGCGACGATCGGCGGGTTCACGATCTTCTCGCCGGCCTCGAGCAGGGTGTAGGTCATGGCCTGCAGCAGGCGCCCGTCCGGCAGCGCGGCGACGGTGGCCGGGCTGTAGGCGTACTGGCTTCCGCTCACGGTCTGCCAGCGCGGCACGAAGTACTCGCGGTTCCACGTCGGCACGGCCTCGATCACGTGGTCGTTGGCGATGTCGTAGTAGACGCTGAAGAAGGGCTTGCCGTTCGCCTTCTCGTCATAGAGGTAGGCGGGCACCACGGCGTGGTAGACGTCGAACTCGTCGAAGGGCTTGGCCTGCTCGAGGCGCTCGATCACGTGCCGGTGCAGGCGCGCGCGTCCGAAGGTGCGCTCGAGGTCGATCGCCTTCGCGCGCCACTTGCGGGCGAAGATCCCGAGCTCTCCGGACTCGTCCTCCTGCCAGGCGCAGTCGCGCAGGTGCCAGCACCGGAACAGGAGCGCGTCGCGGTTCTTGTTCAGGCGCACGCTGAGTACGCCCTGTCCGAAGGTGGCGTAGTCGTGGTCGCCCTCCTTCGCCGCGCGCGTGAAGCGCGTCACGCGGTCGTACATCGCGCGCCGCTGCAGGGTGGTCGCCCACTCGAGCCACGCCCTCGCCTCGTTGTCGATGCGCGTGTCGTCCTGCACGGTCATGTGGAACCACTGCTTGGCGGTCGGGCGCAGCATCGTGCTGATCGAGTCGCCCAGGTTGCGGCGGCAGATAAGCGGGTAGCTGGTCATCAGGTTCTCGGCGAAGGTGTCGCCGATCGTGCGCCGGAGCGTGAAGTCCGCGCGCTCGGGGTAGAAGTTCTCGGCCATCTCCTGCCAGAGCAGCAGCAGGTTGGAGCGGTTGGCGAACAGGTGGTCGCACTGCTCCCGGAGCTGCTTGGGCGTCATGGCGGGCTCCCGCGGTTAGCCGAGGGTGGCGTCGGCGGTGAGGCCGGGGTCCGAGAGGATCGTGCTCGCGCGGCCGCGGCGGCGCTGCATGGCGACGATCGAGGCGCGTTGCGCCTGGCGCTGGGCCACGCTTCTCGGGGTGGTGCTGCCCTCGGCGGGCGGCGTTTCCATCGGCGTCACCGGCT